GTCCGCATACCTTGCATAACGGCCTCATAAACCTACTTATGCCTTAGGCCTTAATTAAGGCACCGTCAAACCACCTGGTTTTGGCAGGATCCTATAAATATTCATAACCATTTATAAGGATAACACCATGGCACTCGTATCACCTGGCGTAGAAGTAACAGTAATCGATGAATCGAATTACTTGCCCGCGGCCACCAACTCGGTACCCTATTTCCTCATAGCCACCGCACAGAACAAAATTTCGGGCGCAGGGGTAGGAGTGGCGGCCGGCACGCTTGAAGCCAATGCTGGCAAGGTCTATCTCATAACCAGCCAGAGAGATCTAGCAGCTACATTTGGCGTGCCGTTCTTCTACAAGACCGCAGCGGGTACTCCTATCAACGGCTACGAGCTGAACGAATATGGACTCCTGGCTGCATATAGCGCACTAGGCATTTCAAATCGTGCCTATGTGCAGCGAGCCAACGTTGACCTGGCCGCTCTCACAGCCACTCTAGTGCGTCCCACTGGTGCTCCTGCTAATGATACCTACTGGCTTGATACAGCGCAAACTGCGTGGGGAATCTTCCAATGGAACCAGACTACTGGAGAGTTTTCAGTACAGACGCCCATCGTGATCACGGATACAACTAATATCACAGGTGAAGCTCCGTCGACAGACGTAGGCTCCATTGGAGATTATGCTGTGGTTTCCGCTTTTGTAAACGACAGCGGTACAATGAATCACAATACTGTCTATTATAAAAATGTCAACAACACATGGGTTGAAGTTGGAACCGACGCATGGAAAACTAGCTGGCCAACTTTACAAGGTTCTAACATCGTGATCGGTCAGCTGCTGTCAGCTGGCAATAAACTCGTTCTCAATGGTGTAGAAATCACCGTGCCAGTAGCGCCTAATAATACCTTGGCTGGCCTTATCTCGCAGATAAATGCTGCATCAATTCCAGGCGTTACTGCTGAAACCAATCTCACCCGCACCGGCAATCGACTATGGCTCTATGCCGACTGCGAAGCCGAAAGTGACGGTTCTACATCTTCGGGCGGGGTGATCAACATAGATCCCGTAACAACCAGTCCGGGGCTTTTGACAGCACTGGGTATCAGCCTCACACCTAGCAATCTATTTTTGGCTCCTGCTCTGCAGCAGAGTCCAAACTACACCGTGCCACGCTGGCGCACTACCGATACCGATGGCGGTCGTCCTACTGGTTCAATCTGGAATATGATCACAAATGTCAATTCTGGAGCTAACTTCGTGGTCAAAAAGTATGACAGCACCCTTGGTGTGTTCGTCACTCAACCCTGTTCCATATACGAGAACGCAGGCCAGGCCAATTTTGCTCTTGATCCTTCTGGAGGAGGTAAAAATATACCGGCTGGAACAATCATCGGATTCTACGATGCAGAAGCCGAGATCTGCGCCAACGGTGAGATCAATCCTACATTTACCACCGAATTGCGTGAAAGATTAGCGACAGGACCATTGATCATTTCTGGCGACGTCGAATCCCCGACTTTCGCTGCGGGGTCCAAATCGTTTGATCTGAGATACAGTTCCGCAGGAACTCCAAACTTTAGCCAAACTTATGTGGTAACCTTCAGCGGCACGACAGCTGCATCTTTTGTCACTGCTGTTTCGGCTGCTTTACCTACTGGCACTCCGGTTTTGGCGTCAATCAACTCTGCAGGAGCTATCACTTTTACCCATAGTCAAGGTGGTACCATACAGTTGAAAGACGTGGTAGGCACCGCTGTGGCTGACGCTGGTTTTAACAGTTCGGTAACTGGTATCGTAGATGGCACTGGAGCGGGTCTTGGTTATGTCGCGTTGACTTACTGGATACCTTTTGAATACACATCCAGCGACACTGCCCCCGATCAAGATCCCAATGATGGCACCTACTGGTACTACTCTGCCACCGATCAGGTGGACATCATGATCCAAGATGGAGGCACGTGGCAAGGATATAGAAACGTCAGCAACGACATCCGCGGTTACAATCTAACACAGACAGATCCTGCCGGTCCGATCATAAGCGCCACTGCTCCAATTGAACAGAGTGATGGCACTGATTTAGTCCAAGGAGATCTCTGGATCGATACCAGCAATCTAGAACTGTATCCTGTGATCAAACGCTGGCAGTTGGTCGATGGTACTTTGCAATGGATCACTGTCAACAACACGGATCAAACCACATCAAACGGCGTGCTGTTCGCAGATGCTAGATGGGCCCCCAATGGCACTACCAATCCAATCACGGACAATCTTCCCACTATAGTCAGTCTCCTGACCAGCGACTATCTGGACGTTGATGCTCCGGATCCGGATCTTTATCCGGAAGGCATGCTGCTGTTCAATACCCGACGTTCTGGCTTCAATGTCAAGGCCTTCCAAACCGATTATTTCAATGCACAGGATTTTGCTTTCGACAGCTATTCGTCATCCACTTCCTATGCGGTAGGAGACAAAGTCCTTTACAATGCCGTTCTCTATGTGTGTATCTTGGCATCCACTGGCAACGCACCAACCAACACCACTTATTGGTCAGTACTGGAGACCAATGCCTGGGTCACTGCATCAGGCAATCGTGCTGATGGTTCGCCATACATGGGTCGCCAAGCCGTGCGGCAGATCGTGGTAGCGGCTTTACGTTCGGCAATTGATACCCAAGACACCTTGCGTGAAGAGCAGGTGGAGTTCAATCTCCTGGCCTGTCCGCAGTATCCAGAACTCATGAGGAACATGGTGGCCCTCAACAACGAGCGCAACAATACCGGCTTCGTGGTTGGAGATACTCCCTTACGGTTGCCGGCCACGGGCACTGACATTGCCGCATGGGCCAACAATACTTCTGGTGATACAGATGGTGAAAGCGGCATGACCCTGAGTGATCCCTATCTCGGTGTGTTTTACCCCTCCTGCCAGACTACAGATCTCGGTGGATCAGTGGTCGTGCAACCGCCCAGCCACATGATGGTGCGCACTATCATCCGCAATGACGAAGTGGCTTTCCCGTGGTTGGCTCCAGCCGGAGTACGGCGAGGTGTGATCGACAATGCTGACGCCATCGGCTATGTAAATGGCCAGACCGGTGAATTCACCACTATCGCTACCGGCCAAGGTCTACGGGATACCCTGTACGAGAACAAGATCAATCCCATAACCTTCATACCGGGCGTGGGCATCACCAACTACGGCAACAAGACCGAGAGCGCAGTCACTTCTGCGCTGGATCGGATCAATGTGGCACGTTTGGTGGCTTTCATCCGTGGACGCCTGGAAGAGATCGGTAAGACCTTCGTGTTTGAGCCCAACGACCAGATCACACGTAATGAGATCACCAATGCGATCGACGGACTCATGATCGATCTGGTGGCCAAGCGTGGTATCTATGACTACTTGATCGTGTGTGATGAATCTAACAACACCCCGGCACGGATCGATCGGAATGAGCTGTATGTGGACATCGCGATCGAACCAGTCAAGGCGGTAGAGTTCATCTACATACCCTTGCGGATCAAGAACACAGGCGAGATTGCTGCAGGCAATGTCTCCAGCGCAGCCACCGTCTAACGGCACCGCTACACAAGGAAATGGGGGCATTGACCCCCATTTTTTTTGGTCGGATCGACAATAAATAATTGCATCAAGGAGAATTACTATGGCTGTCGCATCACTTACCAGAATGACGGTGCCTTTGGCAAGCGATCAGAGCAATCCCAACCAGGGCCTGCTCATGCCCAAGCTCAAATATCGCTTTCGAGTGCTATTTGAAAATTTTGGTGTAAGCACACCTCGGACCGAATTGACCAAACAGGTCATGGATTTCACCCGACCCAAGGTTGGTTTTGAAGATATATCAGTTCCGGTCTACAACAGCACGCTCTATTATGCTGGCAAATATACCTGGGAGATGGTGACTGCTAATCTGCGCGACGATGCTTCCGGTCAAGTGGCCAGACTTTGTGGCGAACAGATCCAGAAACAACTGGACTTCATGGAGCAGGCATCGGCCGCTTCTGGTATCGACTACAAATTTACCACAAAATTTGAAGTGCTGGATGGTGGCAACGGTGCTGCCCTCCCAACAGTGTTGGAAACATGGGAACTGTATGGTTGCTATGTACAGAACATCGACTACGGTGATGCCAACTACGGCGATTCAAACCCCATGACCATCGCTCTCAGCATAAGGTTTGACAATGCCGTTCAGACCCCAATTGGTAGCGGTATCGGTGCGGTGGTTGGTCGGACAGTCAGCGACGTCCTGACAGGATAATCCTGCCATGGCCTTTGGGCAGGATTTCCTCAAAGCGTTCTTTGGGAATGACTATCTCAAAGACTACACTCATGCTTCCAAGACGTTCCGTACCAATGGCTACGAGAACGCCCCCAAGCTCAAGTTCCTATTCCATGTTTATCTCACGGTGAACCTGCAGGTACCTGCCCTCCGACAAGTCTATACCAACAATGAATCTGCGGTGCTAGGCCTTTTATGCAAGACTGTTGATCTGCCACGTTATCAGATTGATGTTGAGGTTCTCAATCAATACAATCGTAAAAGACTAGTTCAGAAAAGGCTCGATTATCAACCGGTGACCTTGACCTTCCATGACGACAATGGCAATGCTATCCGCAACATGTGGTACAACTATTATGCATACTACTACAAGGATGCCAATCAGCCCTACAAAGGTGTGCCAAGCCAGTCTGGCAGCATGGGAGTTAATCGCACTCTCACGCAGGGTTTTGGATATAATACCGTAGACATCTATGAGAATGCCAGGACCGGTGGTGTGTATGACTGGGGCTACATCGGCGAAAGCTACTCGGATGGTGCATCGGGATCGCCCACAGGAAAGGCCAAATTCTTCACTGACATCACTATCTTCGGTTTCAATCAGCACAAGTACGTGACCTATACCCTGATCAATCCCATGATATCGGAATGGCAGCATGACACCTATGACTACAGCCAAGGTGGATCCACCATGGAAAACAGGATGACCATACAGTATGAAACCGTGAAGTATGGTGAGGGCGCCATCGGCCGATCCACGGCCGGCACTGTGCCGGGATTTGGCACACCAGAATACTACGACTTGGTCAAGAGTCCGCTCAGCAGGCCAGGTGGCACACAGAGCATCTTAGGTCAAGGCGGCTTGCTTGATGCCGGTATCGGTATCTTTGAAGATCTCAACAGCAAGAGCCTGGCAGGCGTGATCGGTGCTGTGCAGACTGCTGGAACGGTATATCAGACTTTCAAAGGCAAAAATATCCGATCCATAGCGAGAGAAGAAGCCAACATAGCCGTGAAAGATGTGGTAAGGGGCACGTTGCCGGGCGCGATCAGGCCACAATCAAACGGCTCGGCAGATGGAAGCACCAATCGCGTGAACAGCGCGTTGTTCCTGGCACCACCAAAAGGTAGATGATGGGATCAGTCAACACACTCAACCCCGCAGTAGATCCTACCGTCAGGATCTTCGATCAGTTCTATCAGTATGAGACTGAAGTAGACGCTAATGAATACGACGTGGTCAACAGTTTCTTCGAGTCAGCATTTGGTACCTCGGCTGCCGCGGCCAATTTCTCAGTCACGCTGTTCCGCATAGCAGACGAGACTGGCACGCCTGTCTTGACCTTGCTGGCAGAACTTCAGGATCAAGACAAGGTCAAGCTGACCCAGACGCTGGCCTATTATCTCAATGGTATCCGCAGTCCTACCACGCTGTTAGGCATCACTGGTGCCGCCACTCCAAACTTCTGGACTGCCCGCAACGTCTTGCCATGAGCAGGTTCGCCCAGGGCATATACCGCTGCATCAATCGACAGAAGTACGCCGGCAACCGAGAGCCGCGTTATCGTTCGGGATGGGAGCATGCGTTCATGCGCTTCTGCGATACCAACGACAACATCATCCAGTGGGCCAGCGAAGCGATAACCATACCCTACCGTCATCCGCTCACAGGGCGGCAGACCGTTTATGTGCCGGATTTCTTCATACAGTATCGCACCAAGGACAACCAGACCCGTGCGGAAGTGATCGAGATCAAGCCCAAAAAGCAGTCAGTCTTGGAGAGCCGAGCATCCGCCCGAGATCGTGCTGTGATAGCGGTCAACTACGCCAAGTGGGCGGCCGCTCAAAAGTGGTGCCAACGTATGGGATTAGTATTTAGAGTCATCACGGAGGACGATATCTTTCGAAACGGTAAAAAGTAAATTATGCGAAGTCAACTAAATAAAGTATGACTTATTATCTTTATAAAAAAGTTCACCGCAAGACTAATCTTCATTATCTTGGATTCACTCGCAAGGATCCCTTCAAGTATAAGGGCTCTGGAATATACTGGCTTTCCCATCTAAAAAGACATGGCAACGATGTAGACACTGTTGTACTATTCGAAACAGAGGATTACCAATCTCTTTGCAATCAAGGAAAATATTATAGCGAAATTTGGAGTGTAGTGCAATCTCCCTTATATGCAAATTTGAAACCAGAATATGGTGAAGGTGGTGGAGTTCCTGGCATGAATAAAAATAGAAAGAGACCCGACGAACATAAAGAAGCCATGAAACGTGGCTGGCAACGCATCAAAGAAGAAGGTTATGCGCCCTGGAACAAAGGAAAAAAAGGCATCTATAGATCAGGCAAACCAGTGATAATTGTTTCTCCCCAAGGACAAGAATATCATTATGATCGTTTGAAAGATGGATGTAAAGAATTAGGGCTTACCTATACTCATATGTCAAGCGTCAACTCCGGAAAGAAGTCGGATTGGAAAGGCTGGACAGTAAGGTCAGTAAATACCGGATGACCAAGAAATTAGAAGAGTTGTTTGATTTACCAACGGATCTGCCCAATGACCAACCTGATGAACAGACTCAAAGCGACACATCAAACCTGCCGGTCCTGCCAGACACTCTGGCGGCTCTTGACAAGATCGAAGCAGCCCTCCCCGCGGTAAAAGGCCTGGAAGCATCAGACCAAGAGATGGACGAGCTGGCCGACAAGGCCCGGCGAGAGTTTGACAATCTCATGGATCTTGGCATGAATGTGGACAGCCGTTA